TTTCCATATTTTTTTTATTTTTCGTGTTTTGGTTTGGGAATCGATTTTCAGGATTTGGACATTTATAAATGTCCATTTTTCGTTTTTTCGTATGGCTCTGAAAATCACGTTTTTTTGTAAATTTTTTGTTGCCTACATATTTTTATTAAGTTTATTGGTTTAGTTATTAGTATTTCCATTATCGAAAGGATAATAAATTAATAAATGTAATATTATTTATATATCGAGTAACTATTCGACTGACATAGTCTTTTTATCAATTACTATATGTTTGACAATCTTTTTCATAATTTTGTTTTCACTATCAATAGTATCGCTAGGACCCATGGCTTCCTTTGTTAGCCTGACATAAATGTCATTATATTCCGACTCTATATCCATACAATCCGGATACTTATCGCGCCATCCGATCAACATGCCAATGTTTTTCCGCATTACCTTACTAACTACCTTTCTAAATTTGGTATTGTTACTATCTTCCCGTTCCCAAATATCCGCGTCTTTAATATAAATGATTTCCCTTTTCAAATCACTGCAATGAATCGGGCGTTTACTTACATCTAGTTCTTTAATTTTGTTTATGATTATATTTGACATTCCTTCAATGTAGCCTAGACGCCCAACACTCTCCAAATCAGATAATTGTAAGTCAAACGAATCAATGAATTCACCGATGTTCATCGCATCTTTACAGTACTCGTTTAAAAACACTTGTAGATTGAATGTTGTGTTATTAGTAGTGTTGTTACAATTTGTTATAATAGAGGATTGCATGTTCTTACACATATCTAGCATCTGTTTTTGAAACTCGCTATTGTTTTTCACTACTTCAATAACGAGGTTGGTTAATGCGGCTATTTCGCTTTCTGATTTTACTGGAGGTATTACTGATATTATCATGTTTTCGTTATGATTATTTTCATCTTCGTTTTCAAAAAAAGCAATAGCATTTTTTTCTTCATTTATATTTAAATTAATGGTATTGGGTACACATTTTTGTTCGTGATACCATAAACTGTTACGAACATTGTATTTTTTATTACAATTTTTACACGTAAAATTTTTATCGGCATTTTCTGCTATCGGTTTGTTCAAAAGTATTCTATTTTTATGTTTTGTAGTAGATAAATGTTTATCATAATTACTTTGTTTACTACATTCAAATAGGCAAATTTCGCAAACTAGTTTTCCGGCATTTTTCTCATGAATTAGCGTTCTATACTTGTGTTTAGATGTCAGAGTATGATTAATGAAGTTGGAATTATTGCTTGTAGTATAGTCACATATTTCACACACATATTTTTCGGCATTTTTGTCCATCGGGTTGTTCTATAGTGTTAGAACATATTAAATGCCTAAACCCTTTCTTATTAAAAACATTAAAAAACAACAAAAACTCTTATCATCACAACCGTTTTTTTGAAAAACGCAAATGAGATCATTATGGTCACAAACCGGAAAAACACGATTTTCCATATTTTTTTTATTTTTCGTGTTTTGGTTTGGGAATCGATTTTCAGGATTTGGACATTTATAAATGTCCATTTTTCGTTTTTTCGTATGGCTCTGAAAATCACGTTTTTTTGTAAATTTTTTTGTTGTCTACATGTTTTTATTAATTTTATTAGTTTAGTTTATTATTATTTCTATTATCAAGGAAATGAAATAAGAGTATTACTATAGGTAAAACAAATGATGTAGGCAAAGTAAACAAAAACATCGAGTAGATTTTGCCCAACTTTTTTAAAAGTGTTTTGCCTAACTTTTTTTAAAAGTTGTTATAGTAATGAAAATACTCACCTGGAATATTTTAGCATCAGAATGGATTAAAAAAAGTTATTATCCAACTGTAGATAAAAAAATATTATTCGACCGAAAAAGCAGATTAAAGAAAATCATGGAAAGGATTATGGACGAAGACCCTGATATTTTACTCTTACAAGAAGTAATGGAAATGGAATATAAAACATTATACAAACATTTTCAGAGTAAATATCATATTTCTATATTAAGTCCCATTAATTGGGCCAAGACCAATGTAGAGACAGTTAGTTCGGAAAGCGGAAATGTGACACTACTAAAAAAAACAGTGTTTAAAACTAAAACAGAGATATACGAACAACCATTAGACCAAAATTTCGGTCTTTATAGTTTGGCGACTTTTACATATAAAAACAAAAAACAATCAAAACAAATTCATATCTTCAACATTCATTTAAATGACCTACATGGTCAAACAAGAAATAAACAGATGAATATAATTCGGGCTTTTGCTGAAAAACAAACCCAAAAATATTGTATTATTGCCGGCGACTTTAATCAAGAGTTTAGAGCCACTAGTAGAGTTTATTCATTAAACGGTTTTACTGTACATAATAAATGCGCGACTTATTATATAGAAAAAAATATGAATATTGATAATATATTAACCAAAGGGTTTGTAGAAGAAGAGACGACGAAAATTTCGAATAATACAACCCATGGTAAATGTAATTATGTACCTTTAAAAGTAGAAAATGGGTTTAAGATATATGGGTCGGACCATTTGCCGGTATCGGTATACATAAACCCGGTGGTAAAAGAGTAGTATTGGATAACAGTTTATCACACATCAAACATGTATCAACAGTTTCTTTTGTTAATGATACGGTATATTGTCGCTTGTTTACGCGCGGTCTTATTTCATGCTGCCCTTTAATGCCATAGACTTCATCGTTTTCAGGGTATTTAATGGTAACATTATTAAAATCGTGTTTAAATGGCGTCCATCCACAAAATGTATAAATCTTCGCAATCGTCGACTCGGTTTGATTAATTAGTTCATTGTAATTAATAAATAGAAATGTATTGGTTTGATTATTTTGTTTAGCCCAGTTTAATCCAACAACAGACCGCATAATCGGTTCGCTGTTATATTCTAATAATCGTTTTTGTACAGATACACCGTCTACGTTATTATCCGAATACAATTTGACAAACGATGACATGACTTCAAGTACCGAACGCTCCAATACAATAATTTTAATATTCGCATCTATAAATTTACGCAGAATTTCAATGTTGGATGGAATGGTCCAACTACGGCATTTATCTACAATAATCGTTTCAGTAGCAGATTTGTTTTTATAATATACATCTGGTATTTGTTTAATAAATTCACCAACAATAGATTGCTTATTATTAGCAGCTAATTGTTCTTTAGCATTAATCGTACAAGAATTATACGTGTCCCACATCAATTGACAAACCGCAGAATTACCTTCGGCGTGAATAAGCGGATTTTGTGATAATATAGCCGATAAAAGTGTCGATCCAGAACGTGGTAGACCACTTAAACATACAAATTGTGTATACATCACTATAGTTATATAATTACGTTTAAATCTATATATTATTTTTTTATATGTTTAAGCTACCTAATTTTTTGATATACTTTTTATAAAAAGTAATTTTTTGATATACTTTTTATAAAAAGTATTTTTATAAAAAGTGTATATATATATTGATGGAAAACGCTCCAATAATTTATACGTCAGATATTAAATGTATTATTCTACCAGATATATCTGTTGAAACTAATAATAACCCGACGCCAACAGCAGCTGTTGTTGTTTATAATAGCTTTAAAATATCAGAACTAGCAAGAATATACAACATTCCGCCACCAGACGTTACTAAATCTAACTGTGTTGCTATAATAAGTTTTGGCGGTAGTTTAAATAAAATTCCTCTAGGAACTACCACTCCATTAGTTTTGAATGAGCAAGCGTATTGGACTCAAACAGATGTGTATAACACATGGAATGCTATTGATGCCATTCCAGATGCCAGTATGGCAAAGGTTATAGTATATCCCTTAAATGATTTAAGTTTAAATTATTTAATAAATGTCAATACCAACATGCTGGATACTTCAAGTCAAGAAAATACATTAGATGTCGCCGTCATAGGCGCTGCTTGCCCAAATCCAAACTTAACTATTATATTATTTGTATGTAACAATACTATTAATGCTACTGCTAATTGTATTGATGCGATTATAAATGGCGTTACTGTAAATGGTACTAATTATAATCCATCTATCATATCAATGTCTTGGGGAACATCAGAAAAAAAAAATTTGGCTAGGTATACTATTTATGCAGCTGCGTGTGACCGTGCTAAAGCAGCAGGAATCAATATGTGTGTTTCAACAGGTGATGATGGATCCTCTGGTATACTAGATCCAGGTAGCGATCCGATTGGAATGGATGTTAATATGTTCACATCACCTTCTTCTGTAATTGCTGTTGGAGGCACTACGATTGTTTCCCCTAATAAAATATATGATGCTTCTACAAGTGAAATCGTTTGGGATCGTACTGGCGGAGGCGTTAGCATAAGAAGTTCCATGCCACAATGGCAGATTGAATATAAGAATGATGTCAGTAATAATGACATGTCTGGTAATACTTGGCGTAATACACCAGATATTGCTTTAAATGCGGACCCAAGAACCGGGTATCTAGTACGAGCACCTGATAATTCCAATATTTCTTATGGCGGTACAAGCGCATCAGCTCCATTATTTGCAGCATATCTAGCCTCCATTAATCTTTCGCCTAGCATATTTATTGGACCCTATTTATATAAGGTTGCTTCTACTGCTAATCCCAATCCGTCTTTTCATGATATTATTGTCGGTGAAAACAACATAAATACGAGTGGCAATACAACCGATTTTATAGCAACAGGAGGGTACGATTGTGCGTCAGGTCTTGGTTCTATTCATGGGGCCAATTTACTAACGGCAATAACTGCGATGCTAACTACCACTACAACTACAGTAGCACCTGTTATTACTACAACTACAGTAGCACCTGTTATTACTACAACTACAGCAGCACCTGTTATTACTACAACAACAGTAGCACCTGTTATTACTACAACAACAGTAGCACCTGTTATTACTACAACTACAGTAGCACCTGTTATTACTACAACTACAGCAGCACCTGTTATTACTACAACTACAGCAGCACCTGTTATTACTACAACTACAGCAGCACCTGTTATTACTACAACTACAACCACTAGAGCTCCTACAACAACTACCAAACCTCCACTCACAAATACGACACAAATTACAATACCACCACCACAAAATGGAACATATGATGTGACTTCTAATTTGAATAACTTTAGCTTACCACCTGAAACCACACCAGCTCATACAGCTAACAATCAGATATTAATAGTCAACAGTTTGATAACTAGTTTTAATAATACTAATGGGGGATATGCTGCCAACAAAGTTAAAATAGAAAAAGCTAGTTTGCCTCTATTATCAGGAGAACAAGCATTATTCCAAAATAAATCACATGTTGTTATTATAAATGCGGGTACCAGTGCGGCTGGAGTAAATGCCGCAAATAAAACAACAAACGTAGTAAGTTTATCACAGTTCACTACAAATGAAGGTTTCTTTGTACATCTGGATACACTAAATGATAGTATAACCTTTGGTTCTACTGGAACATCGACTTTAAAAGTGACATTAACGAATAACAATAACGGTGGAACAAATAATGGTACTGGTATTGGAACTTATGGCACCAATAGATATATATATACCGAATATATCGGAACCACTATAGTTAAAACATCTACATTAAAGGATGGTGACACCTATAAATATGGTGGGTTTAACTTTATCGCTGGCGGTGTCATGGGCGCACAAGCCGATGTTACACCTACTGAAGCAGCAAATCTTATACCTTATCAACCACCTTGGTTTTATCAAATGCGTAGTTTATTCACCAATAATGCGCAAGTGTATTATAAACCACATAGTTTAGCTTCTGGGGGTGTAGGCGGTGTTAGAAATAACAGATATAAAGGTAGACGGACATAAAATATAAAATATATATACAACTATTATAGTAATGAAAGTTAAAAATGGAATACGCTATGAAAAAAACGGATGGACCTTTATTTCCATTAGTGGCGGAGCCAAAGAACGCGGTTACGCACATGGTCTTCTTCTCAAATCTGAATTGAAAGAAATATTTAAAATGTTAGACTTTGATCTAATGGATAGTTATGGTTATAGCCGTGCTTTTTTTTCAGAAGTGGTGAGTGAATTATATACGCCACAAATTAAAGCAAATTACCCGGAATTATACGAAGAAATGGAGGGTATAGCCAATGGGTCGGGACAATCTATAAATGACATTATCCTGTGGAATTGTTTTGTTAGTATAGATTCTTTTGTCGGTTCTCTACCTTCACTCATTAAAAACAATACAAAACTTAATGAAAAATATGGAGAATTATTTAGTGACGAAAGCGGAAGTTCATCTGGCCATGGCGAAGGAGGTGGAGGCGGCCAAAGACAAGGCCAGAACGATAGATGTACTGGATTTATCGCAGTTGGTAGCTATACTAAAGACGGTAAAATCGTATGCGGACATAATTCATTTGATAACTTTATTGATGGGCAGTATATGAATGTCATGATTGATATTAATCCAAGTACATGGGTAAAAAGTAAAAAAGGCGCACGAATCCTCATGCAGTCCTGTCCTGGCTGGATTCATAGTGGTACAGATTTTTATGTGACGTCATCCGGATTTATTTGTACCGAGACCACTATCGGCGGATTTAACAAATTCGCTTTAAAAGACCCGATATGTTGTCGTATCAGACAAGCCATGCAATATGGGACTACTTTAGAGGAATGCGCAGAACTATTGATGATCAATAATGGCGGCGATTATGCGAATTCATGGTTGATTGGTGATATACATAACAATAAGATTATGCGTATTGAACTAGGAATGAATTATGTCAATGTAGAAATTAAAACAGATGGGTATTTTATTGGCTATAATGCGCCAGAAGATCCGCAAATTAGAAATTTAGAATGTTCCAATACTGGTTATTCAGACATAAGACGCCATCAAGGTGCCCGACGCGTCCGCCTGACACAATTTATGGAAGAGTATAAAGGCAAATTAGATATTGTATTGGCACAAGAAATATTGGCTGACCATTATGATGTGTATTTAAATAAAATTAATCCGTGTTCACGTACCTGTTGTGGCCATTATGAATTAGATGATCGGGCTTTTATGTCGGACCCGAGTCGTCCCAAACCCTATCAGCCCCGTGGGGCACTCGATGGAGTAGTATGTGATACCACTTTAGCCAAGCGAATGTCTTTAATCGGTCGCTGGGGCAGTTCGTGTGGTATGCCGTTTAATAAAACCGACTTTTGTAAACAGCATATCCAATGGCGAGAACAAGAGCCTTATTTGAAAGATCGACCATCGCAGCCATGGACGGAATTTACCACGGGGGCTCTGCCCCCAAACCCCCGTGTAATAAACCCCCGTGTAATAAAACCGGGAGCTCTCTACCTTCGGGACCTATCCTCTGTGGCTCGTACAAAAAAACATAAACTATATAAAAATTATAAAAACAAACACGGTAAAACAAAACGACATTTCCGATAAATAATAAATGTAAACGAAACTATTATAAAGATAACTTTTTATAATATAAATTCAAATTTTATATTTTATTATTTTGTCAAAATAATAAAATATAAATACAGATATATAAATATATATCAAAATATAATTCTTATTTCTTATCGTAATAGAAAAGAACTAATGGATGATTCCGTTATCACTAAAACATACACACTTAAACATTTAACATTAGACGACATTTAAGGAAAATTAAAATGAATATGCTGGGTTTTTTGTAGGACTATTATAATCTAAATTATTTGAGTGATTTATAGAATAAACATTACAATCAAAATTTAATTTTATAAATCTCGAAACATTACTATCATAACTCAATATAACATTAACAGAATGTCTCATAATTTCAATAGCATTAAGCATTTTTACAGTATGATTTTTTTTTTCTTCATTAGACATATCATCAACTGATTTAATATTTTTACAATCACCATAATTTAATCTCTTCATAACAACAGCACCTCCATTATTACTTTTATCTGTAATTTTATAAACTTTTAAATTAATATTATTATCTGTAATATATTTTTCAACAGATTCAACTAAATTATTATCATCCGAATGTACAAAAACATTATTTGTATCTATATTTAATTTTAGTAAAAAAAATACATAGTGTGAAATTGGATGTTGTGTTGCTTCATATAATAATTTATCTCCGCCTCTAATAAATATAGAGTTATATTTTTCTGGTAAATTAAAATTTTGTATTATATCAGGATTACATGTATATAATTCTTTAGAGTATAATTTATACTCATGTAAAGTATGTAACATGTTTGGTTCTTTCGAATGACAAAAAAAAATTATGTTTTTATCATTATCATTATTATTATCATTATCATTATCATTATTATTATTAATACTACTATATTTTAGTATTTTTTTATCTAATAAAAAATAATCATCTAACCCATTTTTATATAAAAATTTCCATTTGTCATCTTTTATACATAATATTTTATTTGTTTTACAAGCATATATATAACTTGATAATAAAAAAAAATAAACACTGTAAAAACCATTTTCATTTTCTAAATTAAAATATACTTTATCCATTATATTGTTATGTTATATTTTTTCTAAATTAAAATATACCTTATCCATTATATTGTTATGTTATATTATTACACCGACCGAAAAGAAAAATGAGACAAAAACATAATTACAATTTATATATTTTATAACTATGTTTTAGATAATTGGTTAAATGTTCTTTTGTTATTTTATTTGCTAATATATCTTTTATAGTTTTATCAATATCATCATATGTATTTGGACTTTTTTTTTATATAATGTTTTAATTGACTAAAAAACTCTTCTATGCTGTTGGTTTCTCTCATTATTTTAGATTTATGTATTACTGCATTATCCATAATAATAATTAAATGATTGTTGTATTTATCTTTTATAAACTCATCATAAAACTCTAATATATCTTTTGTTTTTATACCACCCTTTCTCTCTTTATATAATTTCCAACCTACAACTTTATCCGCACTTATCGCGCATAACATATTAAAGCGTTTATAAGGATACTTATTTGTTTTCTTGATAACCATCGTTCCACTCCATAATATAAACAACCTTTACAATATGATATTTAAAGATAACTTTTTATAATAATAATAAACTAGATGAGCACGTTACGAAGGCTGAATGCAGAATTAAAAGAAATGACGACTAATCCGCCGACAAATTGTTCCGCTGGTCCTATAAATGATAACATGACACAATGGCAAGCTACAATAATGGGACCGGAAGGTAGTCCGTATCAAGGCGGTATTTTCAACCTGAAAATAGATTTTCCTGAAAATTATCCATTTAAACCACCCAGAGTAATGTTCACTACTAAAATATACCATTGTAATATTAATTCTACTGGTGGAATTTGTTTGGATATTTTAAAGAATCAGTGGAGCCCAGCATTGACTATTAGTAAAGTTTTATTGAGTATATGCTCTTTAATGGATGACCCTAACCCGAACGACCCATTAGTATCGGAAATCGCCGAATTGTTACGTACAAATAAACCACTGCATGATGAAACAGCACGGGTGTGGACGATGAATTACGCATAAAGGGAACCCAGGTTCCCTCTAACACCCTCCTAATGTAAATAATATGGTCTATAACATATTGGTTTTTTATATAATAAGTTTACGCATAAAGGGAACCCAGGTTCCCTCTAACACCCTCCTAATGTAAATAATATGGTCTATAACATATTGGTTTTTTATATAATAAGTTTACGCGAGGAGGGTTTTGAAGGGAACCTAGGTTCCCTTGACCTAGGTTCCCTTGTACCTTGTTAAGAAATACGCTTTGTCGAAATAGACGCACTCGCAATGTACAGAGAATTCTCTGTCACAATGATATATTCATTATCAATCTTGTAAATCTTTTCAATCGGCGATGTATACTCGTCTTCACTCTTCACCAACAATTTCTCGCCATTTTCGCGAACGCCAATCAATACTTTATTATCTAAAGAGTCTGCCCAATAATCCATCATAATAGGCTTATCATCTACAATCGCAATTTTAACACAATGTTGAAGACATTGATTTCCAGGAGAAGCATATTGTGTTTGTTCTGATTTTGTTTGAGCAGAAAGTTCTTTGCCAGACATTTATATATCTACATTTTATAAATCTTTAAATACTTATTATTGTATTATTTAAAGATTTATAGATTTATAGATTTATAGATTTATAGATTTATAGATTTATAAAAATTGAAATAATATAATAAACGGATTAAAAGTATAATTAATAATAGTTAAACAATGGATACTATAAAGAATGATACTATAAAGAATGATACTATAAAGAATGATACTATAAAGAATGATACTATAAAGAATGATACTATAAAGAATGATACTATAAAGAATGATACTATAAAGAATGCGATAATACAATCCGCAGAAAGAGAAATAAATAATATTATGGATGAATGGTGTAAAAGTTATTCCAATAGTTGTAGTGGCGGTGAAATGAGAGAAAATAGAGGTTCTGACATTGAATCATTTGTTCGCAACACTATAAATAAAATAGGTGAATTGCTTCATATACATTTAATCGCTAAACGTGGAAACGATGATAAAAAAACGTTAACCATACCAGATACAAAAATAAATAAAAAACATCAAGTGGATGTTCATATTTATTTGAATGGTGAATTTAGTGCGGTTATAGAATGTAAATCTTATTTAGACAGTTGCTATTACGTGCGTGCGTGCGATGATTTTAAATTATTTCGAAAGTTTGATTATAAAGTAAAAAATTATATATTTACATTAGAAAACTCTATTAGCAAAGAGACGAAAATATTTACAGATTTTATAACTGAAAATATTTGCGATGATGTATTTTACTTGTTGGAAGGTAAACGGTCATCCACAAAGCCAATTTATGATATAAAATATAAAAAATGTATAAATAAAAAATCATTGATTCGATTCATTGATTTTATATACATGTTGGGAAATATAGATAACTAACTAACTAACAACGTTGATTAATTCATTTGCGATATCAAAGTATTTCTTATCTAGTTCAATTCCAATAAAACTTCTTTTTAAATTTTTACACGCAATACCAGTTGACCCGACTCCCATACAATTATCCAAAACCATTTCACCAGGGTTGGAATATGTTTTAATCAGCCATTCTAATAAATCAACAGGCTTTTGGGTCGGATGTTTGGGTCGTTCTATACGGTTAAATTTTAAGACTGTCGTGGGTAATCGTTTTCCATCTACACTTACTACATGATTTTCTTTATGATTACCATAGTTGGTTTGCTTATCTACTGCGGATTGTGTGTTCCAACGAGTATATGGTGTAGAATACCAATATTGCGGATTATACGTTGGCTGTTTTTTATAAAATATAGCAATATCTTCATTTGTTTTCATCGGTTTTCTTTTGGCGTTTAAGAAATCCGAGAATTTATTTTTTTCCCACACTAAACAATATCTAAAATGTTTTAAATTACTCGTAATCATTAATGATGTAAAGGGTTGAGAACCAAATAATACTACTGCGCCGTTATCTTTTATAATTCTATTATACTCCTCCCATAGTTTATCAAACGGTATAACTACATCCCATACATTTTTAGTCATACCGTAAGGCAAATCACATAATATCATATCTATGGATTGATTTTTAATTTTTTTCATTTCAATCAAACAATCGCCGTGGATCAAGTTAAAAGACAAAGGCACTATCACTATCGTTTCAATAGGCGTTGTAGGTTCCACCTGCTCTATCATTTCTGTCGTGTCCGTTAACAATGGTATGATTTCTATGCTCTTCATTTTAGTATAACCTTTGATCTTTCGCTCTTTACATATAGCCTTTAATTCTTTTAGAGATTTAGTGGCGTAATCCATTATTATTATTATAGTTGTATACTTTTGGTATTTTATTCTTATATTATTTGATTTTCAATTTTGTTGGTGTTGGGTGTAAATGGTTTTTTTTCTAATTTTACGTGGTACTTTTCGTATCTCTGCCACACCATCTCCTACTTTACTATTCTTTTTACTTTGACTTTTTAATGATTCTGTTGTCTTGTCACAAATGGTTGGATATTCCGTTTCAAATAGTTTACAAAGGAAATCATAAATTTCATATAATATGGGTTCAGTACATTTACCCACAATAAGCATGCTACCCGTTCTAAAAATCATAAAGGATACTGACGTAATACCAGCATTTACGATAATGTCTTTGTTTTTGTCTTTATTTTGTAATTTTTTGTTACAAATAAACCCTACTGGCATCATACCCGTTTGTTTCTCTAATTTGACATCATAATAAAATGAACATTGTATGCCCGGATATGAACAAGGGTCATAGTTTGAACTAATCTTGTATTTGTATTTCAATAAGTTGTATAAATTATCACGATTTATATAATACCCGCAATTAAAGTTGGAATTAATCAGTACTGTTTTACTATTATCTGTCAAGTACTTTAATGGCACAATAGAGGTATCTTTTAATGTATCTGCTGTATCAACAATCGAGCCGAGTAGGGATGTCAATAATTTCAATACAGTCTCCAATGTTTCAGCGTCTTGGATTCCCGGTATTTCCAATTGTCCTGTATTAAAAACCTTGACATTTATTTCTTTGAATTTATCGTTTTGTAATATGCGTAATATTACCACAAAACAATTATAAAAGGCGCTCTTTTTCTTACATCGGTAGCTGGTGATATCCTTTTTACTTAACCCAATACTTATTTTTCGTATATCCTTATATTTAATACGACCATCTGGGTTAATGATTTGACTAATAATATAATTGTCTACATAATCATAGGTAGTTATTTTATCTAGTATATCTGCCACTTCTTCCGGTAAAGTAGAATTGAATTTCATTTGTTTTTTAACCACACCTATTTGTGGTAGCTGGTAAGGGATGATAGGTATTTTCCAGAATACATTTTTAAGATCAATTGGTTTATTTAAATAGCAAATTTTGGTCTTTGTTGAGATATAAAGTGCGGTACATGCCGGCACAAGAGTCGTTGAAGGTGATACTGGGTGAATGGTTGGTATATCACGACTAATCGTATCAACGTCACATTCATTGTCAATATCGTCTATATTAAAATTTTCCCAAGCCGATATCAAATCATCCATTGCTAGTTTAATTAGTATAATTTCTTTAAGTTATTCTATTTCAATTCTCCAACCTTTAAAAAAGGTTGTACCAAACCGTTCGCTTTTGCCGTGGAACAAGTTCAAAAGCGTGGCAAAACCCGCTTTTGAGAAAAGCGTGGCAAAACCGAGGTTGAGAAAAGCGTGGCAAAACCGAGGTTGATTTGGCACAACCTTTTTTAAAGGTTGTTTTTAAAGGTTGTTTTAAAGGTGTTTTGGCTCAACCTTTTGATAAAAGGTTGTGTAGAGATATAACCAAATGTTTTTTAATATAATCCATATTCGACTCTTCCAGGTGCATTATAAATTCAGCAAATTTAAGGAATTCCGCAGTAACATACTTTGATTGATGTCGAACAATATAATTTAAATAATCTTTAATGATGTTTTTAATTTCAATATTATAATCGGAACTTATAGTTTCAATCATTATAATCGCACGGTTGTTACTGTTGTTACTGTTGTTACTGTTGTTACTGTTGTTACTGTTGTTACTGTTGTTTTTATGTTTATGAGTACTACTATTAGTATGCATCGGTGAACTTTTAATAAGTTCAGTTAGCGTGTACCAAACACTATGGTCAATCACTTTTTGGTCATTCATCATATGTTGGTTGGATTGCATATAGTTAATCATACTGCGAATATCTGATTTATACAGTTTTTGAATGGATATCAGCTTATCATTTGAAATGGCGAGTTTTTCTTTTTCACTAATTACGGTTAAAAATCGTATAATATCTACATCTGGTAATTGATTAAACCGTAGCCGCATAAATTCATTCTGTAAAGAATCATCGATTCTACTAATATAATTACAAATAAGGCAAAATCGCACATTGTTATTATAGCTTTGAAGCAAATATTTTAACGCATGTTGTGCGTTTTTGGTCATATAATCGACCTCATCCAATATAACAAATTTAGTTCCATTACTAAACAATGATTGCGAGTATACAAATTGACTAATTTGATTACGAATTATATCAATGCCACGCTCGTCAGACGCGTTTAAATGAATCATTAAACCTTTGTTTTTCTGATTGTTTTTCGATTGAAAGCTATTAATAAGATTAATAATGGTTGTCGTTTTACCAGTACCAGGCGGACCATATAAAAGTAAATTTGGAAAATAGTTGTTATTAATAATCGTCTCCATAATTCGTTTATTTAAAGGATCTAATACAATGTCATCAAAATTGGTGGGGCGATATTTTTCCACCCAGGGTATTGTATTTTGTCCATCTATTGTCGTCATTCTAATTATAAATACAAATAATGTTGTATTTATATTTAAACAACTCTATTATAACTTAAAAATTGAATTGTTTATATACATTAAGAATGTCTCTATCTACACCTTTAGGAATGGCTACCGATAACATTTCCGTATCTGCCGGCTATTTAGAGCTCATTATAGGGCCAATGTATTCTGGTAAAACATCCAAATTATTAGAGCTGTATAAACAATTTACTTTTTGCGGTATCAATACAATGGTTATTAATTACCACGCGGATACACGCTATTCAGATACACACTTGTCTACTCATGATAAAACCATGATTCCTTGCAAACAAGCACATACATTGCATGGGGATATTGCTGATCTAAACAATCCCAATTACATACAAGAAACAGATCAGCAGATTGAATTTATTAATGCCCAAGTTATACTGATTAATGAAGGGCAGTTTTTCGAAGATATTGTGAGTTGGACAAAATGCGCGACCGAAGTCTATAAAAAATCAGTTTATATTTGTGGCCTGGACGGCGATTTTAAAAGGGAAAAGTTTGGTTCTTGGTTAGACCTGATACCACTGTGTGATAAAGTATCCAAACTGCATTCTTATTGTAGCCATTGTAAAAAGAAACCGGCTATTTTCAGCCACCGGTTAAGTAAAGAAAAAGAACAAATAATGATCGGGTCCGACTGTTATGTTCCGTTATGTAGGGGGTGTTATTTGGCAATTCCGCTTGCGGTCGGGTAGGGCGGAGCTCTGCCCCCTCACCCCCGGAATTAACGCGGCACGGGGGCAATTCCGGCTGCTGCTCTGGCGGTCGGGTAGAGCGGCACGGGGCAATTCCTATAATTAATCGCTAATATATAGTTTTGTGTATTATTTATACATATGTTCTTCTATTTTTTAAACATTTATTAAAACTATTTAAATTTGTCGATTTATTAATACATAAAATGAAAAGTTCAACAGATGAAAAAGTTATCAAGACTGTTAAAAAGCGTGTTCGTAAAACCAAACAGGCAGAAGTAGCATCAACAGAAGTCATAGCAGAAACAGTACCAGTACAACAAGTGGAAACAGTACAACAAATGAAACAAGTGGAAACAGTACAACAAATGAAACAAGTAGAAACAGTACCGGTAGATGAAGAATGCCAAGACGAAAGTAATAAATCTAACAAAAAACGTGGCCGTAAACCAAAAGGTGGTAAAATAATAATAAATTCATATTTGAATGAACTCGTACATATTCCAGCGCCAAATATTATTCTTCATTTAAAATGTGGCGAAGCTGATTTGGTACAAAATAATTTATTATCTTCAATAACTTATGCGTCTAATGTGGAGACATTTCAATTTGAACAAACTAAAGTCAATGATTTAACATATCAACTTATTAATGGTAATACGATTGAACATTCGTCGCATTATAATCCGGCTCTTGTAGTAGATAATAATAATAATAATACTACTGCTGCTAATACTAGTAGTACACATGGTAATGACGATATGAAGGTTATTTGGGATAAACTAAAAGAATTGACCTATCATTTACATACTAATAATATTTCAGATAAAAAATCGGCTTGTTTTTGGTGTACGTGTGATTTTGATAATCCATCTATTTTTATACCAAAACATGAATTAAATCACACCTACTATTGTTATGGGTGTTTCTGTAGCCCGGAATGTGCCACAGCTTTTTTATTTAAAGAGTCGATTGATACATCAACGCGTTTTGAGCGGTATCATCTACTCAATCATATTTATTGTAAAATATATGATTATAAAAAAAATATTAAACCCGCCCCTGACCCGTTTTATACATTGAATAAATATTATGGCAATTTGAGTATACAAGAATATCGACGGCTACTGAAAAATGAACGTCTACTCTTGGTTGTAGATAAACCCTTATCGAGAACATTGCCGGAGTTACATGAAGACAATGATGATTTTATTTATAATGGTAAAAATATTCCTTCCTCTACTAAATTTAAATTGCGGCGTAAAAATAAACAGTCCAAAACCGATATTTTAAGTGATACGTTTAATATACATTAGCGGAACAAGTTTGGCAAAACATTTCGTTTTACATAGTTGGTGTTGTATTAACATCTGTGGTTGTATTAACATCTGTGGTTGTATTAACATCTGTTGTTGTAGTAACATCTATTGTTGTATGAATCTCTACATTACTACTATCTACTACAGCCAATTGTTTTCGTCTTTCTAGTTCTTTTCTAACTTGTTCAATATACTGTTGTTGCCGTTGTTGTTGACGTTCTTCTGCTTTTTTTTTAGCTTCATAAGAAGCCGCCGCAGTATCCATAAATGATCTGATTTCACTATAAATTGTTTGATTCACAGACTTGTTACTATCAACCTTTTTTTGTACGGTGGTAGATCCGCCCATAAATTCACGAACAATGGATGTAATGTCTTTATTGTGTTCTTTCAGTTTAGCTAGTGCTACTTCTTCAGAATAATCTGTTTGCCGCATAACAATATCTTTCAAGTGATTTAAATAGTTGAGTTGCTGTTGCTCTTTAAGAGACAGTGTCGGATTTTCTGTTGTTGTCTTTTCGTCCATTAATATAATATATAATACTAATTAAAGTATTTTTTAAACCATATTAAACAAATATTACTAATATATATTAACATATACAAGTTTATAATTATGGCCCATCAAATTGATTACAATACTATTATTAGTAAAATTAATAATAATGTTTTAGAAGCAATACATTCGGCATTAAAACCATTGTGGGATAAGTTTGAACAAGAAAATACAAATTATCAAACGATTGTTACTATAATGCGCAACATGCCTGAATTCAAGTCTTTGCAGGCTGAAAATGAACGATTGAAACAAATCATTAAAGATAAAGAAATGGATACTATTAACATGCGTTCTCAAGAAAGTATCTGTTTAGAAGTAAAGGAAACGAAAACAGAACAAGAAGATATTATGAATAACGTAGACGATATGGTTAAACAAATTTATTTAGATGTCAATCTAGTACCAAAAGAAAATAGTGTTCATATGGGTTTGGAATCTATTGAAAGTGCGGAAGAAGAAGTAGCTGAAAGTGAAGAGGTGGAAGAGGAGGAAGAGGAGGAAGAGGAGGAAGAGGAGGAAGAGGAGGAAGAGGAGGTGGAAGAGGTGGAAGAAGTGGAAGAGGTGGAAGAAGTTGATTCATCTGATGAAGATGTACCCGCACCAACACAAGAACGTTCAGCAAATATTCAAACAGTTGAAGAGCCAGAGCCAGAGCCAGATGCAACTGAAGAAGAGCAAGAAGTATTTATTGTCGAGATTGAAGATTTTGGTAATGTCTATACCAATGATGAAAACAATGGTATAATGTATGAAATCACACCGGATGAGGATGTCGGTAAACAGATTGGGTACTTTAAAGATGGAGAGCCTCATTTTACATCCAACCTTTAAAAAAGGTTGAGCCAAAACCAACCCAAAGTTTACATGGGTTTTGGCCGGCTTTTCTCAAAAGCCTTTTGGCCGGCTTTTCTCAAAAGCCTTTTGGCCGGCTTTTCTCAAAAGCCAAAGTTTACATGGGTTTTGGCCGGCTTTTCTCAAAAGCCGTTTTCAAAAGCCGTTCTCAAAAGCCGTTTTTAAAAGATTGTTATATTATAAATGCTAGACCAACTCTGTGCACCCGCTCTACTCTATATCGCATTTTCATTAACTCAAATTATTATAGATATATTCAAAAACTTATACAATACCGCGTTTCTAAAATTTATAGTCATGATACTCTTTACAATTGTTCTCAATATACTTTGTGATAGAGGTTTAGGGATTATTTCATGGTTTATTGTTTTTATTCCCTTTATTATGATGACAATCATTACTTCTCTACTATTATTTGTCTTTGGTTTGTCACCCTCTACTGGAAGCCTTAAATATAATGTAACCGACTATCCTTCGCAACGTGAATTGTCACACCATAACAGCAGTGGGTATATTGGACAGAATATAGTTCAATCATTACCATCACATCAATCTTATCCAACTGCACAACCTTATCCGCAAACAAAGCCTACTACAGCTATTAATGAAAAAGAAAAAGGAAAAGGAAAAGGAAACAAAGTCGAAGCCTTTACACAACATACATTTATGGGAACCGATCATCAACTAGTAACACCACCCATACAAATTATACCAGTTAAGAACATGCCCAAAAACACTTAATAAATGAATTTAAAATGATTTATTTATTAAGCACTATAGACATAAAATAATTAATGCTATACACTCTATTTTCTACTATTATACAGCTTACCGGTATAACTTATTTTGTAAATTTGTTTGGCGATACATATTTTCCGGATAAAACAAATAGAATTCGTTCATATCTCATGTGGCAAGGGTTCAAGATGGTTGCCCTTATTGAAATACAGGCCAAACATTTTTTTATAAAAGGCAAGGCCCTTTTGGATAATTATTTTCAAGTTCAAGATGCGACAGAAGAGGATGTACAGTTTATTCATAATGGAATGGTGGTAAAGTCTTGTAAGTCGTGTGATTTTAGTTTTAGTCAAGACCAATTTTTGAAAAACGAAGTATTTCCAAAATACGATTTTATCCTATTGTATGTAAAAATGCCTGCCGTTAATAAATATAACTATAATGTGATTAGATTCCCTGATGTGAATTCGTTTATATATAGCTATACTAGCAATTCAGAAGAGTATATACCAAGCCCAATTAAATTTCTAGGAATGAAAATTAAAATTAATAATAATACCAATACCAATACCAATGGAGTAGACATTAATTTTGGTAAATCCAATTTTATTATGAATGGAAATGTACTATTTGATCGACCCTTTGTTACATTCTATTTGAATAAATTTCATGGTATCGCGTTAAACGAACACGAAGACTATGAAATTACATTTATAGGACCTGATATGGACGTTGTATCTATCACAGACGCACATTATATAGAGTTGGCTGAAAACAAGTATCAGATAAGATTTGTACATACATAATCAGCACAGCTAATTTTGCCCCTTTATTTTTGCCCCTCTATTTCAAAGCTAATTTTGCCCAGCTTTTTTTAAAAGCTGTTTGAAGCTAATTTTGCCCAGCTTTTTTTAAAAGCTTTATATAAATGGCAAATGATTGTAATGAAATCATGTGCGATTTAGGATTAACATCAAAAAATAGTACCAATAAGTGGTTATTAAAACATCATACAGATAAAGGCGGAAACGTAGACCCCACATTGTTTGCCAATGTCACTACATGTTTTAGAAACCGTGAATTCTGTAATAGTAGTAGACCAACATCTATTAAAAAATCTACGACTAGAAGAAAACAACTAGCAATTGAATACAAACATGGTGACAACAATGATAAAAATAAAACTAATAATAAAATGAACAAGGCAACGCTGGCCAGACGGGCCAAGATTTTTTCATGTATGCGTCAAACGGATAATTGGAGCAAAATAAGACCCCAACATAAATTGGATAATAATAAATTTAACCCGAATGAAGTAGATATAGCTATCCATGAAGCCTCACCTAAACTAGAGCAGCTGTTTAGAATAATAGAGCAAGTAGATGAAAATGATATGGCAACGCACGGCAAATATTTTAAGCATTTTATTTTCTCGGATATCAAAGAACAAGGCTATGGGGCCAAAATTATTGCTTCTGCGTTTATTGCCAATGGCTATTATAATCTACTCGAAGCACGTAAAATAGCCAATCAAAAAGCTTTGCGTTTAACATTACTAGATACCAAAGAGGATGAAAAGAATTTTAGCTTTGGTATGCTATCTTCTACCGCACTCTTTAAAGCCGATTTTAATCAGAAATTTAAAAAACAAGTATTAACCACGTACAATAAACGGCCCGATAACATTCACGGAGAAAATATGCGTTTTATTATCCTCGATAGTGGGTTTAAGGAAGGCATTGATTTATTTGATGTTAAATACGTACATATTTTCGAGCCATCCATGACCACTGCTGATTTAAAGCAGACGATTGGCCGGGCTACGCGTACCTGTGGGCAAAAAGGGCTCAACTTTGAGCCTAACGTGGGTTGGCCACTCTATGTTTATAACTATTATATTACCATCCCTGAAGAAATAAAAGAGAGTTATAAGGCAGCGGATCCTAATTTGTTAAAAAATCCAGAGGAAGAAGAGTATATTTTTAAAACTACTAAATTAAATGAAGCAGCAATGCTATATAGTCAGTTTGATAAAACGTTGACGAATTTAGCCGATCAATTGTATAAACTAGCACCTATTTTTTCGGTAGATTTCGCATTGACTAAAAATATTCATGGTGTCCACGATGTCACTTATGTCTATGACGCCATCACCAGTGGCGGCAGTGGCGGCAGTGGCATCAGTGCATCTAAAAAAGTTAAATGTAAAGGTAAATGTGGATTACGTTCTACCAAAGATATACCAGCTACTGTGCCGTTTTTACGCAACGTATATTTAAAATATAATCATGATAAGAAATTATTATTAGCAATTAAAAATAAAGACGATCAAAGAATGAGAGCGTTTTTTTGCGATTATATGAAACAGCACCCCACCTATTGTAAGCAGGTAAATATCGAATGGGCCAATAGAGCAGCGATGGTACCGATTCACCATGAACAGGAACGTAAGATAGCTAACTCTAGTAGAAAACTTTCAGCATTGAAGATAACGTCTAAAAAGTCCAGCTTAAAAAATAAAAATAAAAATAAAAAGCAAGAATTACAATTGGTGCCATATGTAACGCCGATAGATGCGCATAAATACGCGATTGAAAAATATACCGGCACCAAAGACTTGGCTTTGAAGCAAAAAATACCTGGCCCACCACCAAAGCGATTAAATTTTATTCATATGCGTGATTTTATCAAGACTAATTTTTCAAAAGCTAATTTTATATGGGATAAAATTGTTGTAGAGAATAAATGTGTTGAAGCAAATGCTAATGCTAATGCTAATGCTAATGCTAATGCTAATGCTAATGCTAATGCAAATAAGGTCGGTGGTGCGTCGCACATTATGAACTTAAACCCAACCCAAGATTTCGTGCGAACTTATTTTACCCCCCAGTCACCGTATAAAGGCATGCTCTTATGGCAAAGCGTGGGTTCCGGTAAGACGTGTTGTGCGGTCGCTACCGCCACATCTTCGTTTGAACGACAGGGGTATACTATTTTATGGGTTACTCGCAATACATTAAAAAGCGATGTCTACAAAAATATATTTGACGATGTATGTCATATTATTTTGGCCGAGCGGATGCAACGCGATGGTTTAACTATTCCTGATGATGCCAGCCAAAGAAAACGTCTTTTAAGTAAGAATTGGATTGAACCGATAAGTTATAAAACCTTTAGTAATTTATTGACCCCCGGGGGGCATAACGTCTATTTAGATAAACTGATTGCCAAGAATGGCAAAACGGATGTTTTGCGCAAAACATTAATCATTATTGATGAAGCGCATAAACTCTATGGCGGCGATTTAAAAGCCGCCGAGCGACCGGATATGGAAGTGATGGAACGACTGTTACAAAACAGTTATGATAAATCGGGTAAGGATTCGGCCCGATTGCTCATAATGACGGCGACACCTTTTACCAATAGTCCAATGGAATTATTCAAGCTTATCAACTTGTGTAAAGAAGAGCCATCCGAAAGAATTACGGATGATATTGGTGAATTTAAACAAACCTATATGGACGCGGACAACATGATTAGTGAAGCGGGTTCAAAAAAACTAGCAGATAAATTGAGTGGCTATATTAACTATCTAAACCGTGAGAAAGACCCGACACAATTCGCCCAACCCGTCATGATTGAAGTACCGGCAATGATGTCGCATTTAACAGACCCGGCAGTAAGACAAGAGATATTTAAACGGAGTGACGCAAGTAAAGCGGACGTAGCCCAACAAAAAGCCGATGTAAAAGAACAAATGGAGGATATTAAAGAGTTGAAGAAACGTCTGAAAGAAACCATGAAAAATAGCAAGACATCTTTGAAAGATAAAAAAGATAAATGTAAGACTATTAAAAATAAACAAGAGAAAGCAAAGTGTATATTGGATGCGACAGAAGAAAATGAGCGAGAAACAGAAGCTACTATAAACGAAATCAAAGCAGAATTGGAAGCACTACAACACGCAGCAAAAGAAGGCAAAGATACGATTAAGATGAACAAGGTAAAAGTGAGAGATTTGAAAGATAAAGTGAAAGATTTAAAAGAAAGTTTGTTACAAGAAATTATGTTGATAAAAAGATGTAAAAATATCGATTTGGTGAATACTGATTTAGTAGCTTAACAAAAGTCAAAGTGTCAATCGTCAAAGTGTCAATCGTCAAAGTGTCAATCGTCAAAGTGTTTGTTAAAACAATATAAAAAAATAACATAATATAATATATAAATGGCTTGTTCCATATCCATAACCAAAATGGAAGCACCTTCTTCTTCTTCTTCAAAATCTGAACCAACAGTTCACAAATTATATGATAACTGGACGTTGTGGGCGCATTTGCCACATGACATTGATTGGACGGTTAAAAGTTATAAACAAATCGTTACATTCGATACTATTGAAACAATAATTGCTGTATGTGAAACTCTACCCGAGAAAATGATAAACAACTGTATGTTGTTTTTAATGCGTAAAGGGATTCAACCCATGTGGGAAGATCCGAAAAATTGTAAGGGGGGATGTTTTTCATATAAAGTAAGCAATAAGAATGTAGCAGCCGTATGGAAGAATTTATCATATATTTTAGTTGGTGAAAGTTTGACAGAAGATAAGGGTTTGAGAAAGCATATTAATGGGATCACCATTTCCCCAAAAAAGAATTTCTGTATTATTAAAATATGGATTGCAAATTGCGATTATCAGAATCCGAGTATTATAAGTGAGATGCCGAGCATTACACCGTATGGGTGTTTGTTTAAGAAGCATCTTACCTAAGGGGGTTACACCCCCTTCAACCCCCCATAGGGGTGAATATATGTTTTGTTTTGTATTTTTTATTTTTTTTATTTCATTTTTATAAAAAATAAAAAACTAATTTTTTATTTTTTTATTTCATTTTTATTTTTTTATTTCATTTTTATTTTTTTATTTCATTTTTATTTTTTTATTTTTCAAGAAGCAGATTTTTTCAAGAAGCAGATAGTACGGGCAAGTTGATCATTTTAACAAATGTTCCGTTTATATCGCACATGCAGTTTTCCCAAGCATTAATGTTCTTGCCCCGTCCTGGCATATTCAATGCAATTTGTAACTCTGCGAATTGATTCAGAGAATAAAATTTTCCGCCGTATGCGATTTTTTTGGTGGCAGAATCATAACTGCCTTCCAATTGAGTCTTGCATTTGGATACTGCCACTGCGGTTCGCACGCGTTGCCCGTGCGTGAGGCATTGTGATAAAATACGACACCCTACCTGTGCTCGTTCAGACGTGCTTATGATCATCGATCTCTCGGCCGATTCCATGTCTGAATCCACGCTGTTCGATTCCATGCCCGAATCTGTGTTTGCATCAGAGTATTCTTCGTCATCACTGGATTCATCTTCGTTTTCATCATGAGACCCGTTTTCTCCATGAGACCACAATGCAGATGGTTTGTATAAATTCTGTGAGATTTCCTCCTCCTCTTCTTGTTGTTGGGCGATAACAACCTCTTGTTGGTCGGCGGCAACAATTAATGTCTCGACTGGCGGTACATCAGCTACAGTAGCTACAGTAGCTACAGTAGCTACAGTAGCCACACCAGCCAACCGTTGCATGGCTTCTTCGAAATTAAAGCCATACATCTGACTCAGTCGCATCACAGCTTCTTCAATGCCCTCATCCGTCATTTTCTTGATGTCCTCCATCACTTTCATCATCTTGGCGGCCATTTGTAGAATTGATTCTGTTTGTTTGTTTGTTCGTTCGTAAGATACCGTCTCTTACTTTATGTAAAAGTATTTCAATTTTGTAGAAAAATGGATTACAGTCGCCACAACCTGCTTGCATTGAACCTGCTTCTATAAGTTTTTGGTACAATCTGCTTCTATAAGTTTTTGGTACAACCTTTTTTTAAAAGGTTGTTATAATATGCTAGACAATTGTTTTCTTATTAGTTTTCTAATAATACTACTATTCAACATATTAAATTTTGAAACGCATCAATCTAATATAGTGCCCTGTTTTTTTGATTACACGTGTCGGTTTCCCTCGTGTCATTTAGAAATAAAAAATGGAAGTTTTCATTATAAAAATTGTCATATTCATCATTGGATCATTGGAATACTTATGTTAGGTATACTTTTATTCTTTGAAGAAAGTTGTATTAAAAGTAGTTTACAAGGGTTAGCCAGTGCTATTTTAATAGATGGGTTATTATTTGAAGACCGGTTCTGCTTTTAATAAATATTTATAATCTTATAATCTTATAATCTTATAATCTTATAATCTTATAATCTTATAATCTTATAATCTTATAATCTTAACTCGACGGCAATGCTGCCAACATTAATTTAATCGCCCCTAAAGATGCCACATTGTATTTCACTACCAACGGCAAATCATTCTCCAAATAAATTTCAATCTGGCTACACAAATTGGTACATTTAATAAAATATCCGAGATTCTTCAATGAAAATTCCCCTTGAATAATCTTACTCACTTCCTGTTTTTTAATAAATTCCATATTACCATCCGATTCCGCTCGCCGAATTTCCGCATTCGCAAACCCGCCGCTACACCGGAAAATCAATTCAGCACCGTCCGCTGTCGCAATCGATTTAATCTCTATTTTATCCGAAATACACGACAAATCGCGAATAATCTTTTGAAAATCTACCGAAGGCAAGTTAATGATGGACGAGAATTTCACATCTGGTACATCCAATTCTTCATTGTCCGGCTCAATGAGACGCAGCTTTTGAATCTTTTGCTGTTTAATATCACCGTTTTCAAACTTCAGACCTAGAAACTGAACAATGCCATCGGTATAATCCGCCTCTTCAATATACATGGTCAATGTATCGTCATTATCAATGGTATTAATCAGCTTAAACAGATGAAACATATTAACCCCGATAATGATCTTGTCCATTTTACATTCGTACATTTCAAAATTGGCGGCTTCTAGAAAGACATGGGCCAAAATAGTATGCGATTTATCCATATTAATAATTTTAATGCCTTCTTTGGTAAAAGTAATATTGGTTTCGAGCAAAATGTCTTTCAGACTACACATAAGTATTCTAATCGGCTGAATCATGACTGACATGACCGTTAATATGTTTTTACTATTATTTGAAGACAATGACATTAACCTACTTATATTATATCTTTTGTATATAATCTTTAAACCCTTTAAGATTTAAAATGGGACAAATAATTTAATTAATATTTATTCCTTTTTAATTATAAGTATATATATGACACATAAGAGCTACTAACAAAATAGATGGGTAAAATGATCACTTCGGTTTTGCCAAGCTTTTTTCAAAAGCTAACCAATATAATATCCATACGTTTTAACAAATTCAATCATATTTTTAGTGCCCATTGAATGATTGCACGGGGCACAAATTGGTCGTAAATTATTAATTTCATCCGTACCACCATCTCTAACACTTATTACATGTCCTACTTGAAACTGACGATTATTAATGACTACTTTTTTACAGCACAAACAACGATGTTTATTTATATCTTCACCAATATAATGATTCCATACACAATCTCTGACGCTGGTGGGTAGAGGTCGGCGTCTTTGTGTCTGCGAATCAACGTCTAACACGGGTTCTGCAAAAGATACAGGCACAGGCAGAGCAGGCACAGACACAGACAGAGCAGACAAAGCAGGCACAGGTACAGGCGGAGCAGACACAGACACAGGTACAGGCACAGGCACAGCAGTAGCAATTTCATCATCAAAATTAGATATAAAATGTTGACTTATAAAACGCTGTAAATTAAAGTATGTAAATTCTTCGTCGCCTTTCAATTTCAATAATGTAGACAATTTCATATCCGCATTAATTTTCCGTCCGTCTACTTTGTCTTGTAAATCGTTGGTACGTATATACACATTTATTTCACGCGTTACATCTGACCGTGACATTAACGTTCCAATGGGTTTACCTAGAAACATAGCTAGTTCGTCACTAATTAGATTAGGTTGTATAAAACCGAATCCACCTATCGGTTTTTTTGGCGTTTTTGGCGTTTTAGACGGTTTTACCACAACTGACTTGAATTGATTAGCGAGATAATCCGTTAATGATGATTTTACATTTTTAGTTGGTGTCTTTTTCTCGGCAAGATCTTTGACAAGTTGTTTAATTATAGTTTCTACCATGGATGGTTTCAACTCTTTATCCATAATAACAGGATGTTTAATTACTTTATTTTTAATATAGAGAGCAGATATTACTATATGAATAAGTAAATCTTTTGATATACGACTACATGTATCCGCCAACAATTTATGTTTTTTACATTTTTCCAATAGTTCAGTATAACTAAACATACGAATGTTTGTATAATTGGTATCGTAATCAACATAAATCAAATCGATTAACGCTTGTTTATTTAAAGTAGAGAACCCTGTTATTCCATTTTCTCTACAAATCATTCTTAATTCATCTAAATTCAGATCATTAAATTTTAATTTAATGTCTTGATACTTTATGTGTAAAATCTTATCTTCAGTAGACATGGTATTAATAGTAATTACGTAAATACTATTTATATGATTTACGTAATTTATATATCTATATTTTTATTGCGTGTCTTTTACTTTTACGTGTTTTACTTTTACGTGTTTTACTTTTACATGTTTTACTTTTGCGTGTTTTACATTTACGTGTTTTACATTTACGTGCATGCGTTTTACTACCGTGTCGTCTAGTTATTTTGCCGCCGCCTTTTTTTCTTAATTCGGCAACTCGTCTTTCAAGTTTTGCATCATAATTGGCTTCGTTTTTCTCTCGAAATACGTCTGCTGTAGCTTCGTCTAGTAAACGTTGTACTGCTTCATTTGCTTCATTTCCTCTACTTATTTCATATTTTGTTATCAAATCTAGACGCACTTTTTCTTTATTTTTTTGTGGTATTGTATCAACAACTTTTTTAATAGCCATTAAACGCAATAAAGCTTTACGTTGCTGTTCGTTTAAAGCATTTTTGACAGCCGTTTTACTGGCATCTACTTTTGGGTTTATTAAATATAGTTCTGTAGTTACTATTTGTTCAGGTGTCAAGTCTTGAAAATCTACTGCGTTATCAAATGAATAAGTTGGACGTTTAAACAATGTACCCGGTTTATATGCTTTTTTAGGTGGTGGTACTGTTAATTCTTCAGCTATATCTACCCATTCAGCGTCGCTATTTTGGCTTGCCGTTGCTCTTGCCATTATATATAATATAACTGTTTATAAAAAGTATATCGAATCTTTTACTTTTTATAAGGGTTTTGTTTGGTTTAGTCTAGGTCGAAATATCTACTTGTGTTTACGAGTGCCATGCCCCGTGCGTTTAACAAAGCCGAATTTTCCTTTTTTGGTAAAATAACCCGCCTTTTCTAAACGCCGCTCTTTCTTGGCCGTAAGATGCTTTTTCTTGGAAACAATATGGCCATGTTTATTCATAAAGAGTTTATCCTTTGTTAGACCCCCCGGGGTCTTGTACGCAGTGCCGTGTTGAACTTGCGCACGCGACCCTTCCAGCATTTCAAACTTTTTACCATGCATGTGGTAGTAACCATCGGCTGCTTTCATACATTTCTTAACCATTGTTATATATTAAGCTTTTATAAAAAACCTTTTGAAAAAGGTTAAACCAAAATCAACTTTTAAAAAAGTTGAGCAAAACTAGTTTTTAAAAAAGTTGAGCAAAACTAGTTTTTAAAAAAGTTGGGCAAAACAACAACGCTAAATCTTTTACTAATAATAATAAAATATTTCTAAATATTTTTGATAAAATAAATAGGTGATGGCATAAATGCCATCACACTCGTTTTGCCAAAGCTTTTTCAAAAGCTTATACTCGTTTTGCCAAAGCTTTTTCAAAAGCTTATACTCGTTTTGCCAAAGCTTTTTCAAAAGCTTATACTCGTTT